TCGCCACTATTACAAAGATAATTGGCATTTTTGTCTCCTTGAGAAGAAATTGCTTCATCCTTTCTCCTTGATATATGCGTATGCCTGCTGATGGAAATGGAGGCTGCCTCGTTTAACATTGTTGATAATAAGAATTATTGCGCTGGAAATTAGACAAGGATTTGGGCACGTCACGCACGAAATGATATAAAAACAAAAGGAGACATATATGTTTTATATTGCTTTCTTGTTGAGCTGTATCTTTCTCAGCGTACACATGACAGGAGCTTTGGCCCAGGGCCTGGGGCAGCCTGTGGAAATCGATCCGGAGAGCGGCGCGGAGATTTATCTTCTGGGCGCCGATGAGCGCCCGGCCGACAACATTTACGGCGAACAGCCTTATGGCGACGCGACAGGACGCCGTATCGCCATCCGCTATTATTCCCTGGAAAAGCGCCCCGGCGGCATTGAGATTTTCGATCTCGTTGACGGCTCCCGACATGAGATATTATCTGGCAAGCCGCCCTTCCCCGCTTTTCACGCCTGGGGCGAATGGCTGTATTATGCGCAGACTGTCAATGGCAAAAAGATGCTGCGGCGCTGTAATTATCTAACTTTACAAATCGAAGATGTTGTGGAATTGCCCGCGGAGCGCGGCAGCTACAGCTATGGGACGGTGTCGCCTGATCATCGCTATTATGCCGTAAGTGTGACGCCGCCTGCGCCGCCGGGCCAGCCTGCGCCGCCCGCGCAAGTGCATCTCTGCGATTTGCGTACAGGACAATGGAGCGTGCTGTTGGACAAGCCCGGCTTTCATGCGAAACATGAGCAATTTTCGCGGGATGGCCGCAATCGCGTGCTGATACAGCTCAATCAGATGCCCGATGTGAAAGTCGTGTTGCTGGCGGAATTAGAAGTGGGCGGAGCAGCGCGCTATTTCCCTGCCGATCAGCCTCATACGCTCCGCCCGACAGGCCATGAGGCTTGGATTGGCTCGACAAGCGAGATTTTCTTTTCGACAGGCTGGGACGCCAACAGCCAAGGCAATGTCTGGCGCTGCAAAGTGGAGGATGCGCATCCCACGCTCGTGTATGAAGGCCCGCTGCGCTTTGGCCATATTAGCGTTTCACGCGATGGCCAATATAGCGGCACATAAGGCGCATAGATATACCCCGTCTCAAACATATTCGACCCACGATGACCGAGCAACATGCGGTTCGGCGGGAACCAGGGGTCTTTATACACCTGGAAGCGGTTCCTCAGAATACCGAAGCGCTCAACACCCATTCCAGCACCACCGGACCACTCCTGCTTGATTTCGGTGAAACCATCCAGCTTCTCAAGTCTTGAACAAGTATCGGAGTCGGCTATAATCCAGGTCGCGTTGCGGTATCTCTTCTTGTAAATCAGGTTATTCGCATCAATGATGGCGTCATATAACGTCGCCCTCCACTCGCGCTCCGAACCGTTGAAACCAGGTGCAATCTTCGAACTCCAGGTCACATTACCTCCGGTCGCGTTCCTCAACAGGTCGTTGATAATTGTGCGGTCAATCTCCCTGCGAATCTCATCCCCGAGCACGGCCAGCAACTCAGTCTCGGCACTAAGACCGTGGTACGCCATCAAGTCCTGCTGAGCTTCGAGTGTCCAGCGAGCCTTCAGCTTCTTCGTCTCGGCAGTAACAGACGCAGACCTAATGTTGAAGTCNATTTCGGGAATGTCGTCGCCACCTTCAGTCGGGGTCGCGGTTGCATAATCCACAGTAACAACGGCACCTGGGGCAGGAGCGGCATCCAGCGTGTAGTCCCCGGTCGCGGCATCGTTTTCGGTGAATGCGACGGGTTCACCATCAACATAAACCGTTGCAGAACCGGCGAGTGTCGGGAGCAAGAACTGCGAACCAGGCAAGTCAGCAACGACAAAGTTCACTTCCGCACCATCACCAGTACCGATTTTCAAGCCACGGACCATACCACCGGAATACTTCGGGCTAAACGTATACGTGTGCTCTCCGGTAATCGGGTCGACCTCGTACTCACCAATAACATCACCAGCATTCACACCAAACCGGGTGTTCCCATACTCGAAATCCAGGTAGAAAATCATGGCGGTCGGCATGGGAATCGGCTGTACGGACACCAATTCATTCGCAATCAGGTTCGGGAAAACCCGGCGAATCAACGGAAATCCATAAGTCGTGAACACCTGAACATTGCTTGTGTCAGACGTCTCACTAAGCATCCACTTCNGTGCGTTGTCAAACAACGTCTCCAGAACGAGTCGCTGGTAATCATCCACACCCTCAGTCAGGTGCGCCCAACGTTCCCTCCTCTGTTTATTCTCGACCAGGAACGAAGGCATTTCTCCACTTCTCATTTGTTCTTTCAAGGCTTCAAGATTCATTACTTACTACCTCCCTCTTCTTTAATTCCGGCTAACGCCCGCTGGCGTTGTCTTACTTCGTCGAGGGTCGGCTTATCATCTTTATCTTCGTCTTGTTCTCCAGTCCCTTTCGGCACGTCCTTAGACTNGACTAATTTCTCGATGAACTTCACTTCGGACTCAAACTTCTTCTCAACATCTTCCTCGGTCTTNCACTCGGCCAGACGCTCNCTCAATATCGACTCGAAGCGATGGCCTTTCACCTTCTCCTCGACCTTAGCCAGCACCTTATCCCTGGTCTCACGTTCTTCAACCTTAGCCTTCAAATCCTTGTTCTCCTGCTCCAACTGATTCANTTTNTCGTCCTTCTTCTGGACCTCAGANTTCAGGGCTTCATTCTCCGCNTTCAATGCGGCGTCGAGTTCTTCCTTCGTCTGTACAGGCAGAACAGGCTTGACGGCCTCCACCACCGCATCCACGATGGCCTTCATCTGTTTAACTTCATCAGATTCCATCACGGACTTCCGGGCTTCCTCCATCCAGGACTCTTTCTTCGCTTCAAGGGCAGACGCCACTTTCTGCTCGAACTCCCTTTCGAGGTCGGCCCGGATGGTCTTACTTTCCTCAGNCNTCACAGCTTCGCGGACTTCATCTTCAATGGCTTTCACCAAATCGGGGTAGTCCTTCNTCAGCTTCTCCACCGTAAGCTCCATTTCCAGTCCTCCTTTACTTTCATAACTTGAAATTCCTGCATACTGGTTCGATTCTTCAAGAACGGCGTCAATCCCCACGAGTTCGAAATCGTCCTTCACGACGAACACCGTCCGACCATTCATATCACGGTCGTCCAGCGAGCCGTATCCCCGGGTCGACATTCCGGGCTTCACACCAGAGCGAATCAAGGTCTCCAGTTGACGCCCTTTCTCCGTCGGGAGCACGTCAGCCTCAAACTTCATGTAGTCACCTTCCATCCACANTCTTGTGAACTTCATCGCGATTCCAGACAATGAGCCGCTTCCCGTCACCGGATGGTCGAGTTCACCAACGAACTTGCCCTTGCTAATCTTGCTCTGGGCCTTCTCCACCGCCTTGTTCAACACACTGGTCGGGTACATCCGGTTGTTCCTGTTCACGACTCCGCCACGACTCGCGGTCCCGCGTATCCGCATCAACCTATTTGGATTACTCATCTTAGCCTCTTCACTCAACTCGACAACCTCAATATCCTCAAAAACAGCCTCACCGCGTAACAACCGTCCTTGCTCGACTGCTACTTCAGTCATACCATCGCCTCCTTTCGTCTGGAATCATTCACGTGGTCGAGAACAACCGTGCCAATCGCCTGCCAGGTCAGCAAGTCCCGACTGAACGGGTCTATCCACGGAGGCAACCGGCGGCACGCTGATTCAAAGTCTCGGGCAGCTTCTATTCTGATTGCCGCCCTGCGTCTCCGGTCCTCAACTATCTCCGCCGACCTGCTCAGCGTCAAAGCAGATACAGCATCATCGACAGCATTCCAATCCAGTGCGTGGACGGACTCCAGTTCGCCCTCCCAATCTTCGAAGTCACTCACATCCGGCGTCTTAACTCCCAGGTCTTTCTTCGTCTTCTGCAATGCCTTCTTTGCCTTGGCAATCGTCATGCCCACCGCCAATAACCCCAACGTCTTTGCCAGGCTTCGGGGTGCGGGCTTCACGTCAAACACAATCCGTTCTGGACGTTCATACCTAATCCTCAGGCTACAGTTGCAATTCGACAAGCACTGCGTGTTCCCCGCTCTGGGCGTCGTCGGCAACTGGTTCGGGCGATACGGGCTGTTCATCGCCAAATCTATACAATCGCCGCAAGGCTGTTTCGAAGCACCCAGTTCCCAATACACCCACGTGCTTTCATTCGGATACCCGTCTACTCGACCGGCATCGAATATTCCATCTATATTCCCTACATACATCGCGGCCCTATCACGGTACGACATTGTCCCACGCTTCGCCACGATGTCATCAGCAAACTTATTCAAGAACTTATACTCATGACTTCTTGCCCTGGCCAACCATCGAAGGTCTTCCTTCGGTAATTTCATGAAATCCAGGCCAGCGGCATCAGTCCCCAATCTATACGCCCGTTCGTACCCCGCCTTGAAAAGCTTTCGGCTCCTGGCCAGGAACTGATTCTTCGTGATTCGTCCGGCATCCAACTGGTTCACCAGGTCCACGAACTCCGNCTCCATGCTCGCCTTGTAGCGGGTCCACGCCATCTTCGCCTTCGAGTACGCCCGCTTATCCGCTCCGGGCTTCAGGGCTTGCATATACGCCGCGACAACATTCTTCTCGTCGGACGTAATTCTTCGACTGCCTATACCCTTCGGACTCACCTTCTTCAACGGGTCATGTCTATTCGGGTCAGCCAACGCCTTCGCCACAAACTCAGGGTCAAGGTCATCTACTCGGGCTTCCTCAACAGGATTCACTTCATACCAGGTCGCACCAACCTTCATAAACATTATANGCTCACCATCTCTCGTTGAGACGTCAGACCCCGACCTCGCTCGCTTTCGAGCTTCCAATCCAGGAACTCTTTCAGCGCCTCAATCTCCTCACTCAGTCTATACTTAACGAGCCTCAACTCGCGGTCACTTATCTCCTCTTCAGCCGGAACAGCCATGGTCCCTCCACCTACAGCCATCATGATTCGGTTGTCCACGGACTCCGGCTCTTCGTAATCAGCCAGGATGTCTTCAATATCTTCGTCAGTCAATTCAAGCATGTTCTGCAAAATCCAACGGAAACTCAGTCCGACTTCCTTCCTCAAGACCTTCGCCACTTCAGCCTTCAGCTTCTTGACCTGCCACATCCGCAGTTCGTCAATCGTGCTGATGACCGGCAACTTAATCGTGTATTCTACAGACGTCGGGTCTATTCCACGAACAGCCAGGACAAAATCAAACAACTTTCTGTACTGCTCGATAATCGCCAACTGTATCCTTCGAACAGACCGGGCGAACTGCACATCCTGCTCCGTCAGCGTCGCCTTCGCATTCACATCACGCTCGAACCCGAGATACGCCTTCGGAACCTTAATCCCGGCGAACAACTTATTCTGGAAGAACTCGATGTCACCCAACTGCCCGAGGTTCGTCTGTCCTTGCAACACCTTGACATCAGCTTTCCCGTTCGACCGAACTCCAACAAACAGGTCTTCCTCCATCGACAGCGGGTTGAACTTCAGGTCCATCTTGCCCGTTACGGGGTCAATCGTTCTTCGCTTCTTCATCGTATCTTTCACCTTGTTCAGGTATTCAATCGTCGGCTCGCCAGGCTCTATTCCATCAACATCGACGAGGAACCCGTATCGTTGCGGAGCGCGGGTCAGTCTGGCAATCACAAGCGCGTCCTCCATCATGGACAACTGCTTATACACCTTCCGCACCGGGGCGAGAATCGAACCATCCACACCGTACTTCGACTTACGGTTACGCTTCAGCTTGAAATGCAGAACCTGCCACTCCCTCAACCGCGCCACTACGGCCCCGGTATCGGGCCTAACCTGCTCGAACGGGAACTCCGGGTCGTATCGACCATACTTGTCGGTCTTGACATTCATTTCCGACGCATCGAGGTGCTTCAGTCTATGCACTTCCATGTCTTCATGAACAACAACTTCTTCAAAGTCATCACCGTACTTCGCGAGCGACCTGGCTATCGACCAGGTCTCGGTATCGAGGGCAAGTCTGTTACGAACATCGCTGAGAATCTCGACAACCAGTTCGTCATTAGACACAATCTCCACAACTTTATCATCACTAGAGTCGCCCTTTGTCGCATTATCGGCATATACGTCAAGCGCGGAGTTCAGCACCGGGTCTTCTGCATCCATCAGGTCGAAATCCCTGTACTTCGCTCTGCGCGTCTGTTCCAAACTAACCGCTTCTTCATACCATTCCCAGGCTCCCTGCACCATCGGTCCAGCTACTTCATCAGCGGTCTTCCTCGTCTCAATCGCGGAGTCGGTCTTGGGAGGCTGTTCGTAACCAACCATCCTCTGCAACGTCGTCGTTATACGGTCTACAATCTGTTCAGCTAATCTTCGTCTTTCAGCCACGCCCTGTCCTCCCTTTATCCACTCTTCTCCTTACTATACTATGCAGTCGCGGCACAATATCATACTTTATTTCGTTCTGCCGCGCCGTTTCTCCGCACCTTCTTTCA